GTGATGAAGCGCGACTCGCTACTCTCGCCGCGCATCCTCGGCCTCAAGCAGCCGCCCGAGACCATCCGAACCGTCCAGATCGACGGCGCCGAGATCCTCGAGACGCGCCAGATCGGAGGCATCTTCCTTGCCGCTCCCGCGTGGGTCTATGAGGAGTTCCGTTACTCGAAGAACAATCCGACGTGGGGCTACGACGACGTCGAGATCTGCCATTGGTGGCGTTCGCAGGGAGGCACTTGCGGCTACGTCAAGGGCCTCGAGGCGTGGCATTACGAGACCACAGACGGTCAGCGTGAACGGTATCCCGACTACTTCGAGCGCAAAGACCTCGAGTTCATGGCGTCGCATGGATGACGTTCGATTTCGATGACTTCTGTGAGACCAACCACAAACTAGAACGCCTGCATGAACTCAAGGAGCTCAATCCTGCGTTTCGTTGCACGGTGTTCGCCGTTCCGTCGCTTGGCTCGGATCAGTTCTGGTCGAGCGTGCCTCGCTGGATTGAACTCGCCGTCCACGGCTGGCATCACGATACTGTCTATGAGTGCCTGCACTGGACTCGAGAGCGGATGTCTGGGGTACTCGACTCGGACATCGTGCGCAAGCACTTCGTCAATGGCTTCAAGGCTCCAGGATGGCAGATCAGTAACGACTGCTATCTCGAACTACTGGACCGCGGATGGTGGGTCGCTGACCAGCACCTGGAAGATCACAGGCGGCCGGTGAAGTTGCGGACGTATCTCTACGAGGACGGCGGCTGGCATGGCCACATCCAGAACGTGTGCGACAACGGCATCGAAGAGACGTGGCATGCGCTTCGGATGGAGGTGAGAAACACCAGTGAGTTCCGATTCTGCAGCGAAGCCGCTCGTTAGCGTCCTCACACCGACGATCCTCGAGCGCGAGCGGTTCCTCTCTGAGTGCGAGATGAGCGTACGCGCACAGACGGCGAAGGTGTCGGAGCACATCATCTTCCGAGACGAGCGCGGAGACGGCTGTGCGCGAACAATGAACAGGATCGCAGAGATGGCAGACGGCGACTGGTTCCTGCCGCTCGCCGACGATGACCTGCTACTTCCGGGCTGCCTCGAGACGCTCCTAGGACATTCCGAGGGTGCCGACATTGTCTACGCCCCGCCGCTCGTCACGGGCAACGAGGATCGTTGGTGGTTCTTCCAGGCTCCTCCAGCAATCCCCTCCTTCGGACTCATCCGCGCCTCACTTTGGCGCGAGCTTGGCGGCTACGACGAATCGCTCCAATACGAAGAGGACCGCGACTTCTGGACGCGCGCACTCGACACAGGTGCGAAGTTCGCGCGCGTCGACGAGCCCTGCTGGGTTTATCGGCAACACGCCGGCAACAAGAGCTTCCTCAAGGCTGCTGCGTGATCGACCCGGCGCGCGTATCAGCATGCCTCGTCACCAAGGGCGACCATGACCTTTCAGAGATCCATGAGTCCATAGCCAATGCTGGAATCACCGATGTCGTCGTCTGGGACAACTCGCAGCGACCTTACGACGCCATGTGTTACGGACGCTACGCGGCCGTGGACGAGGCGAAGAACGACTTCATCTACATCCAGGATGACGACCTCGTTGTCCCGGTCGAGAAGATTCTCGCCGCCTATCGCGTCCGCGAAGACCGACACGTCTGCATGTCGAACAACAGGCCGGACGAGGGATGGCCGCTCAACGGCATCGGCTCCGTCTTCCACCGTGACCTAGCGAACTGCTTTCAGCCATACATCGCTTACTACGGTGAGACGCGCGACTTCTATCGGATCTCGGATGTTGTCTTCGGATACTCGAACGCGTATCGAAAGATCTGGGTCGGCTACAGGAACCTTCCATGGCAGACGGCCCCGGACCGAATGCATCTTCAGTACGACCATTACGAGGTTAGAGATCGGGCGCGTATGAGGACGCTAGCTCTGCCGGAGAAGCTGCCGTGATCACGATCACGATCGTGACTCCGTGGCAGAACCATCGCGAACTCGAGCGAGACTACTTCGCCGCCGTGCGGTGCGTCGACGCCGCCCATCTTATCGTGGATGATGGTTCTGAGCCCAGGTTGCCGAACGCTCTGAGATACGACTACTACGGAATGTCGTGGGGGTTCGCGCGAGTGTGTAACTACGGATTGGAGTTCGCCAGGACTGACTCTGTGCTCTTCCTAAACAACGACATCGTCGCCCTAGAGCCGAACTGGATCGAGCCGATTCGTGATGCGCTCGAACCCGGCGTTCTCGTTGGCGCAGAACTCAGGATGGATCCACACGGCGCCGTGGACGGCGAACCGATGCCGTACCTCGACGGCTGGTGTCTCGCCGGCATGACGAACGACCTGCGCGACCTCGGCGGCTTTGACGAAACGTTCGACGAACCGTCCTACTTCGGAGACAACGATCTATGCCTTCGCGCGCGTGCGGCAGGTATGACGCTCCGCGAGGCGCGCGTCCCGCTCAAGCATCTACGCAATGCAACCACGGGAGGCGCCGACAATCCGAAGGTGCGCGCGGCCACGATCGCCAACCGTGACCGGTTCATTGCCCGCGCACGTGAACTCATGGGAGCCGCCGCATGAGCAGTCCCTACGTCACCAGCACGCAACTCAAGGCTACGCTCGAGATCACCGGCGAGACGTATGCGGACGCCGATATCGCGCTCGCCTGCCAGACGGCGTCGGACGTCATCGAGGCATACAAGAATACGCGGTTCTATCCGACATCCGAGACGCGAAAATACACGGCCGACCCGTGTGAACAAGCGCTACCGATCTACGATCTGTGTGGACTGAGCGCGCTCGCGGTTGACCGCGATGGCGACGGAGTCTATGAGGAAACATGGACGCTCGGTACCGACTTCTATCTCGAGCCTATGAACGCCGACCTCACGGCCAAACCGTGGAACCAGGTCAGCATCCGCTATCAGTCCGGCAAGACGTGGCCGGCGTGGCAGTACGGCGTCAGCGTCGCGGGAACTTTCGGATGGTCAACCGCTCCGACCGAGGTTCAGCAGGCTGCGAGCATCCTCGCCAGCCGTTACCTCAAGCGCGCACGCGAGACCCCTTACGGCATCCTGACCATCGGAACCGACGCTGTCGCTGCCGCGCGCCTCGGCAAGATCGACCCTGACGTCTCGTTCCTTCTCGATAACCTCGACGCTGACGTTCCGACCCTCATTCTATGAGTGTCGAGATCGCGGACATTCGCGCCGGCCTCCAGACGAACCTCGAGACGGTCGCCGAATCACGACAGGTGCTTCAGTATCCCACCGGAAACCCGACGCCGCCTTCGCTCGTCGTGCTCGGCTTCGACAAGACAATCCGCACCGGCTTCGGGACGCGCGCCGGCGCAGGATCCTACGAACTCTCGTTCCTCGTCCAAGGTTTGGCGGGATTGGCGACGGAGAAGAGCGCGCACCTGCGTCTCGATAAGTGGCTATCGCCGCTCGGCACTCTCAATGTGTGGAAAGCAATCGAATCAGACACCACACTAGGCGGGAAAGTCTCACAGACATTCGTCACGGAATGTGACGGCTATCAACTGATCACGGTCAAGCCAGGGGTCGAGTACCTCGGGTCCACGTGGCACGTCCAGATCGAGCTCTAACCGGGACATGCATCACCAAACCACAGCCCCTGACGGGGCACTTCGGCGTCCCGAAAGGAGCTGATCAAGCATGGCGAAGTTCGCAGCAACCGACGTCTACGTCCTGCTCAACGCCCAGAACATCTCTGACTGGTGCTTCGACGTGGACACGCCAGATGCGAAGAACCAGATCGACGTGTCGGGCTTCAACTCGACCGGAGCACAGGAGTACGTTCCTGGCTCGCGTGACCAGTCGATCACGCTCAAAGTCCTCCAGGACTTCGGCTCGACGCAGATCCACGCTCTGCTGAACCCGCTCTATGTGAACAACACCGTGTTCGCGGTTGAGCTCAGGCCAACGTCAGGCGCGCGCTCGGCGACGAACCCATGGTACGGAGGCTCGGCGCAGATGTACGAGTACGACGGTCTCGCAGCCCAGCTGAACAACCGCGCGGAGATCACCGTGACGCTCAGGCCGGCGTCAGGCGCCGTGTGGGCGTGGGCGACGTCGTAGTGGCACAGCAGGACGTTCTTGTCGTCAGCGGCTTGAAGCAACTGTTGAAGGCGTCCAAGGATGCCGGAACGGCCACGAACAGAGAGGTGAGGGCTGCGTTGCGTCAGTCGGGCGAGATCGTCCGCGACGACGCGGCCCGTCGCCTTTCGCATTACAGCGCGAAGAGTGCTGCCGGACTAAAGGTGCGTGTTAGGCAGCGCGGGATCGCCGTCGAGCAGTCGCTGCGTAAGACCACGGGGCCACGCGCTCGAGCGAACTACGGGTCGTTGCAGATGCGGAAGGCGCTTCTGCCGGCGCTGAACGAGAACGAGGTCGCCGTCGAGGCCGAGATGGAGAAGGCACTCGACAAGATCGTGCTCATCTTCGACGAGTAAGGAGACCGGGATGCAAGAGGACGGATTCGAATACAAGCTCCCTGACGACGAGGACGCGACGTTCTTCCGCTGGTCCGTCACGGACGGCGGCAAGGACATCATGCTCATCGACCGGTTCACTGGAATGCCGGTGCATGAGTTTTTCTCGGTCGTCGAGGACAGTTTCGACCGTGGCCGTGGACCTGTGTTGCTGGCGCTGATCGCGACGAGCATCCGTGCCAAGTTCCCCGACTGGACACCGGAGCGGATCGTCCGCGTCGTCCAGAACCTCTCGCTCTCCGACGTCACGTTCATCGACGGCGAGCAGGAAGAGACCGCGAACCCTCCTACCGAAGCCCGGACGGATTCAAGAAGCAACTCAGGCTCACCGTCCGGAGAATCCAAGTCATCTGCGACCCATCCGGACAACTTGACATCAGAGACTTCTGCGCCGATCCCGGCCTGATGTGGGGACCGTGGATGTCAGCCAACTTTCACCTTCTCAGGTCTGACATCGTGAATGAGAACATCACG